CCCGTCGTCGTGCAAACCATGCCGAGTCCCTGTGGCGAACGGGCACAGCAGGAATGGACGACAACAGCGAAAGGGTCCCACGCAACGCACTCGGGCAGAAGCGTGGTACTGGCGCAGTGAAACGCCAGCTTCGGAACAAAAGAGGGTTCACTCCCCCTGTCTCGGGCCTTATAAGGGGCCTCTTACGCCAGCCAGGCACAGCAGGGAGGTATTCTTACCCGCCTCCCCACGGGAAAAGGCTCATTCGTTCCATTTCACGGCAACCTCAGCAAGAAGAAAAATCTCTTCTGGAGTGAGATTGTGCTTGATCGTGAAAGGAGTGATGTCGCGGCTAAGGACCGAATTGATCATAGCATCGGCGAAGGCATGAAACGAGGCAGCGCTGTTTCCAGCAGCCGCCTTCAACACCATCCGTCGAAGGTCCAAAGTGACGACACCCGAACGAGCCTCCATCTGACAAAAAGAAAACCCATCGTGGATGTTGATCTCCTTCAGCTCCATTGAGCACGAATCAACGAAGGCTCGGAGCTTGAGAGAAACCCCCTCTGGGTCCCCAGTCATGATGTTTCCGTCATCTCCCATCACGATGCCTTCCTCGCCGAGACAGTCAAGGGCAGCAGCGTGAATAAGAGAATTGCCTGAGAGGGTCTTCAAAGTACCCGAACACCAGGCACAGCAGTCTTGAATCGAAAAGAATTTTCCTTTGTACGAAAAAACTCCATCGCGGCACAGACCACGGAAGAGATTGCGTGCAAAAACCGCATTCGGCAACATGACCTCGAAAGCGGCCTGCATCACAACCTCAGGAAGTGATCGATCCCACGAAGCAACGTCGTACGCCACCACTTTCCCCTCGTAGGCGGTGGACAACGCAGCAAGCTCCGTGATCAGGTCCCCTCCGTACATCCACGCCGCACCCCGCCTAACCTTTCGAACACTCGCCAGCACCTCGTCCATCGTGATCCAACGGCCGCGGTCACCGAAAATGCTGTACATCATTTCACACAATTGTACAGTCCAATCCGGCATCTGGATGGTGCGATGTTTTCCCGCGAGGATTTTCTTGAGGGGGATTGGCTCATTTTTCGGGAAAACATGAACCAGCATGCCGACACCACCATTGGGGTCATGCATCCAGTCCCAAACAGAACGAACCGTATCAGCGAATTGGGAAAAACCATCCTTGTTCACACAAAAGAAGTCAAAAAGACCCTTCTTCGTATGGGGAAAACACTCCGGAACGGAGAAAACACGGTGCCACCCCCCCGAACTCGTGGAATACGCGGTCAAGCGCATCACGATCCAAAGAGCCTCAACGAAGTCGAAAGCACCGGAACGCACTCTCTCCCCGAGGGTGACAGAAGCTACTCCACAAACATCTAAACCAAGATTGATCCACCGACGTTGCTCCATCACCTTCTTGACCCAGTTCTCC